GCGGGCTTTTGTAGACTCGTGACATATAGCGAGGTTGATAATTACCGTGGCAACGGGCTAATGCTAAGTGACCCAAGCTTAAAATTGGGGGAATCAGCGTGGTGGCGTTAATAACCAGAAGGGCGTAATGATGGAAAATGCAGAGGTTCAAAGTTTAGATACTCCAGTTGTCGAGCAAAATTCAGCACCAGCTGAAAAAATGCTTAGGCAGTCCGAAGTTAATGAAATTGTTGGTCGGCGTTCGCAAGAAGCGGCGCAAAGGGCGGTTGAGCAATACAAGCGCTCTATTGAGGCGAATCAACAGTCTTATTCTCAACCAGAGATTAGCGAGAAAAGGTTTAGGGAATTAGCAGCGGAAGAGGCTCAACGGCTTCATGAAAAGCAACGCTCAGAATGGCAAGAAAGGAATGAGGCCGAGCAAGCGCAAAGGATTGTAAGAAATTTCTGGGACAAGCTTGAAGCTGGGAAACAAAAGTACGAAGACTTTGATAAAGTGACGGGAAATATTGAATATCAGCGATTCCCTAACACAGTACACATGTTAGCGGAGATGGTTGATAACCCTCATGATGTTTTGTATGAACTTGCAAAAAACCGATCCAAGCTTGCTCAAATAGAAATGACGGCAAGGGAATTCCCTCAAGAAGCGATTTACGATTTAAAGCGCTTGGCCGACTCTATAAAAAGCAACGAATCGGCAGCAAGTTACAAAACGCCTAATGCACCATTAAGTCAGCAACGACCTACTAATACCGGAGCGGATTCAGGTAAAAGCGCGTTGTCAATGAGAGATTTGAAAGCCAGATACAGGGTTTGATTTTCTTTTTGCCATTTTACCCGTCCGAACTATTAACTTAGATTAGGAGTCGCCAAAATGGCTGTTTTCCCAAATAACATTTTGCAACAAGTACAAACCTACCAACGTTCTGGTTTGGCTTTATTGCAAAACCTTTGCTGTCATATAAGCACAGCTAATACTCGTTTCAAAGATTTCGATCAGATCCAAGCTAACTTGGGCTCTGTGGTTACATTTGATTTGCCTCCACGAGCAACTACTGTTGCCGGCCTTGTTGCGGCATTTCAACCAGCTGTTCAGCGCGTGCAAACGTTAGCTTGTGACCAAGCGAACAACACTTCCTTTGCTGTGACTTCACAACAACGTATCTTCAACTTAGAAAAAGGTGAAGAAGATTATATGCGTGTGTTTGGCAAAAGTTTTATTGCTGAATTAGCGACAAGAGTAGAAGGTAACATTGCCTCTAACTGGGATTCCAGTGTTAGAAGTCAATTAGATAACACATTAAATACATTTTCCGGTCCATACCGTTTCTTCGGCAATGGAAATACCGCCTTAACCTCTTACCAACAATTGGCTCAAGCGGTTATGTTATTTAAGAACTACGGCTCAGTAGCTGAAGGGATTAAAGTTTACCTACCTGATACCGTTGTTCCTGCGATTGTTGGTAGTGGATTGAACCAGTTTGTTCCTCATCGTAACGATGAAATCGCTATGTCTTGGGAAGTGGGCGACTTTGGTACTCCTCGCGTTAGTTATTACCAGTCTAACTTAATGCCTATCCACGTTTCTGGTAACACGGGTGTTTTAGGTCAGGTTTTGGAAGTTGTTAGCGTTAACGACCCAACAGGTCAAAACGTGACTCAAATAACGGTATCTGGAGCTAGTGCCAGTGACCCGTCTGCTGTTTTCTCTGGTGATTTATTCCAATTTGTTGATGGAGTCCCCGGGTTTAATGACATGCGTTATTTGACGTTTATCGGCCATTTCCCAAGTGCTAACCCTGTTCAATTTAGGGTAACTGCTGATGCAGCATCCGATCCAAGCGGTAACGTTGTATTAAACATTACCCCGGCATTGAATTGGGCTGGTGGTCAAGACCAAAACTTAAACCATCCAATACAAGTTGGAATGGAAATTAAAGGCCTTCCTTCTCACCGTTGCGGTGGTATTTTAGGTGGGGATGCTTTTTACTTGGCTATGCCTCAATTACCTGAACAATCACCTTACCAAACTGCTAATGAATATGACGAAGATACCGGCTGTTCATTGCGATTGACTTACGGTTCCTTGTTCGGGCAAAACCAAACGGGCATGATTTATGATGAAACCCATGGATCGGTAATTGTTCCCGAATATTCCATGAGATTTATTATACCTCTGTTCCAAGGCTAATAAATTAGGTGGCCGAAAGGCCGCTTTTTAAACTTTTATTGAGGATATAAAAATGCCTGCTCCACAAATACAAAATGCT